TTATAATGGGTTTAGACAAAGAAAAGTCAAAAGGAATACAAGCTAAAAGATTTTTAGAGGATGAGATTTTCACCAATGCGGTGAAAAGAATCCGTCAGGCGATTGACCTTGAATGGAAAAATTCGCCTATGCGTGATTCGGAAGCACGAGAGTGGCTTTATACACTCTCAAAGGCTTTAGATATGATTGTCAACGAGATTACTTCTGTTGCAGAAACAGGAAAATTGGCGAACAAGCAATTATCTAAAGAGCACAAAGATACTTTGTATCATTAATTTTAATTAAAATTAAAGGAGAGAACAATGGCAGACACGCCTGCAAAGGAATCTGCATTGAATCAATTTCAAGCAGAAGAAGCTCTCGTCAACCTTTTGGATAATTCCAAGGCCACAGGGAACGAGGAGCAAAAATCATCACCCAAAGAAGAAACGAAAAGTGATGATCCACAGGAATTAACCCCTGACGATTTGGATTTAGTATCCGAGGAAACCACAACTTCGCAAGACGAGAAACTTTATGAAGTCAAAGTCAATGGCAAGATGCATAAAGTTACCCTCGAAGAATTGACGAAAGGTTACTCCAAAGATTCTGATTACCGACAAAAATCTGCGAGGTTATCCGAAGATCGTAAATCCGTTGAGGATGAACGATTGAAGATAATGGATCAGATGAATGTGGCAAATCAAGAGAGAGAAAAATATGTTCAACGGTTAAATGAACTTTCATCTCAAATGGTAGAGCCGAAAGTGGACGAGGCGGAATTGGATCGCATTTACAATGAGGACCCAGCCGAGTATGTTCGCAGGCAAGCTCAAATATCAAAACAGAGGGACGCTCAATCAAAAATTAAAACCGAGTTAGAATCAGAAAAGCGTAAGAACGAAGAAGTCTATCAGCAAAAACTTCAGAATGTTCTTGTAAAGGAACAAGAATTATTAGCAGAGAAGGCACCCATTTTTGGTGATCCCGTTAAAGGGGAAAAAACCAGAAGGGACTTAACGAATTTCTTGAAAAACAAAGGTTTTGGCGACCAAGAACTGAACGCACTTACCGACCACCGAACTGTACTGATGGCGTATGATGCCATGCGAATGGACCAATTACGCACAGCAAAGTTAGAGGGAAAGAAAGTGAGGAAGGTTCCCAAGGTTGCAAGTACGAGCCGATCTCAAAATGTAGATGAAAGTGAAATGAGACCTATGGACAAGGCCTTAAACCAACAACGCAAATTTAGTAACAGGGGTAATAACCAGGCGACTAAAGATGCGATGAAAGCATGGTTGGAGGCTTCAAACAAATAAACACATAGGAGGAAAATCAAATGGCTCAACCAGGAGGCACTTTTGATACTTATGATATGTCGGGAATCCGTGAGGATTTAGCGAATATCATCTACAACATCTCTCCTACGGAAACTCCATTTTTCTCGATGTGCGGTAAAGGCAAAGCCCATAATACTCAATTCAAATGGTTAACAGATTCACTTGCTAGTGCAGCAGATAACCTACAAGTTGAAGGTGATGATTATTCGGGTACAGCTACAACCGCTACAACCGAGAGAAACAACTACACGCAAATCTCTGCAAAAAACTTTATCGTAACAGGTACGGATGATGCAGTAGACGCAGCAGGAAGAACTACGGAATTAGCGTATCTTCTTGCGAAAAATGCGAAGGAGTTAAAGAGAGATGTAGAATTTGCACTCACAGCCACTAACACAGGCAAAGCGGCAGGATCATCTTCCGTAGCCAGAAGAACTGGCGGAGTGATGACTTGGATCGCAACTAACGAAAGCGTTGGTACGGGCGGATCAGCTCCAGCAGGAGATGGTACTAATAATCGTACTAATGGTACACAAAGAGCTTTCGCAGAATCACAATTAAAAGCAGTTATTAAAGCGGCTTATGATTCTGGCGGAAACCCTGATGTTATCATGGTTGGTGCATTCAACAAGCAACAACTTTCTACTTTCACAGGCAACAGCACGGCAATTCGTGATGTTCCTGCTAAAACAGTAATAGCGGCAGTTGATGTCTATGTTTCAGATTTTGGAGAAATGTCAGTTGTTCCTAACAGGTTCATGTCGAATAGATCGGCATTTGTTCTTGATAGTGAATACTGGGGTTACAATTTCTTGAGAAATTTCCAAACTCACGAACTAGCAAAAACTGGTGATAATACTCACATGCTCTTATTGGTTGAAGGTGGTCTTGTATCACGCAATCAAGCAGCATCAGGTATTGTTGCAGATTTAACAACTTCTTAATTTTAGGTTAAGTTAAGAAAACCTAGGGGGCCTTTATAGGCCCCTTATTTATTGAAGATCAAAAGATCAGAACGATAGAGGAAATAAACTATGAGAACATTAAACGATTATTTTATTATGGGTGGCAACATGACTGCCATTCAATCAGCAGACAACGAAAGCCCAGTATGCGTGATTCCTGATAGAGGAATACTCAAAGCAATCTGGATTAACTGTCATACAGTTATTGATGCAACAACAACTTTCGACATTATGAAAAATGGCACGGATACAACTGTTGATGCAACTTTAGCTGATGCTACAGCCGATGAAACTGGAGTGGAACTATCTATTGCCAGCACCATACAATTAGAGGCTGGAGATGCAATCAACTTAAAAAGTAACGGTGAACAATCTGCCTCAACTACAGCAGACTTGACTTACATCATTCGCAGATAAGGAAAATCATGGCAAGAGTATATTATTATAGACCAATTAAATATACTGTTCAGGACCATTCTGGTGCGGGTGTTTTAACGACTGCAATTAGTGCGGAAATCAATGTTGTGAATATTTCAACAACTGTTGATTGTTACTTCAAAGTAGAGGGAACCGCAGCAAGCAAAGATGGCATGTTATTAAGTGCGGATGGAGATATAACAATCAAAGTCAGTCCTTCTGATACCATTTCAGCGTATGCAACTGGAGCAGGTCAAATATCAGTAACCGAGATGTCTGAATAGTGAGTAAAAAAATACCTATTGAAAATACAGGCATTACAAAAACTATTTTACATAGCGATGATAGTGAGGGAAAAATCCATATTGAAACTACACAGGATGTTCAACCAGTTTTAGAAGAAAATAAAATTAGACGCAACTTGGGTGAGTTTCATAATAAGAAAAAGGATTGGTACCATGCTGCAAGCATTCCATTGGTTGTTGTTCAACAATTAGTGAAGAAAGGCATCATGCACCCTCACGGAGCTGTGAAAGATAAAGCACGATTTAAGAAATGGGTAAATGATCCTGACAACAGGGCGTTTCGTATTTGGCAAGGAAATGTATAATGGCATTAGATTCGTATTCAAACTTAAAAACAGCAGTAGCCAACTATCTGAACAGAACAGATTTAACGAGCTATCTCGATGATTTTATAGATTTAACAGAGGCAAGACACGCAAGAGAACTGCGTTTAAGACCGACCATCATCATTACCACAACCAATGCTACAGGGGGAAACAATAAGATTCCTCTGCCCAGCGATTATCTGCAATTTGTTTATGTTCAACTTAATTCAGGTAGTAAGAATTTTCTTCAGTATATGTCCCCTAATGAAATTAGCAGGATATATCACAGTCAGGGAAATGCAGGTCCCATTTACTACACCATTCTTGGTGATAATATTATGTTTGGACCGACACCATCAAGTAATAGTGAAATAGAAATGTGCTACTACAAGAAAGTGCAGGGGTTAAGCTCAACCAATACTACCAATGAAATTCTAAAAAATTACCCTGATTTATATTTATATGGTTGCCTGTTAGAGGCACAACCTTTCATCATGGCCGATGAACGATTACCCGTATGGGCAGAAATGTATCAGACGGCTGTTCGTAATGCGGAAGATGGCGATGCAAAAGAAAAACATTCTGGTTCCCCGTTACAAATGACACCATCGGGAGCATTTGCCAAAGCAAGAAGTTGGCCGCAAACTAATGTAACTGCGTAATGATTCCTTTTGGCGATTATATTCCAGATGCCAACCCATTCATGAGTGGAGGGGCGACAAAGGCGAATAATGTCATACCGAACTCTGATGGCTACAGGGCGTTACCAAACTTTGCGTCAAGAAGCGATGCTCTGACAAATGAGGCAAGAGGACTATTCACTTCCTTTGCCATTGATGAAAATGGCAAGACAGATACAACATTATTTTCTGGGGATAAGGCAAAACTATATAAATATGCGTCAGATCAAACCTGGTCGAATGTTTCCATAGCGGCAGGCTATGACGGACTGGATACAGAAAACGATAGAACTTATTGGAGCTTTACACAATTTGGCTCTAATATTTTTGCAACAAATTATGTAAATCCCATTCAGCAGTTTGACTTGGATAATTCTTCCTTGTTTGCCAATATTACAACAACAACAGGAACAGCACCACAAGCTAAATACATGGCTACGGTAAAAGATTTCCTGATGACAGGATTTACCAAAGAATACCAAA